TTCATGCAGAACATCATGTGCGCGGGTGTGGATTGGTGGCCGGAGCTGATAACATCGTCAGAAGGCGATATTGCCAGCGACTACGGCTCCGCAAAATGACGAGAAAGGCTTGGAGTTTCAGTGCACTAAAGACTTTTGAGACTTGTCCGCGCAAGTACCATGCCGAAAAAGTTGAAAAGCTGTATCCGTTTGAAGAGACAGAGCACACCATCTACGGCAAGAAAGTCCACCTAGCGGCTGAGAAATACATCAGGGATGGTGAGCCGTTGCCCAAAGGCATGGAGCAGTTTAAGCCTGCGCTGGACGCGCTCAACAACATCCCCGGCGACAAGCACTGTGAGTTGGAAATGGCACTGACCGCAGATCGCAAGCCGACTGACTTCAAAGGTGATGATGTTTGGGTGCGCGGCATCGCTGACCTTGTGATTATCAACGGAGATAGAGCACGGGTGGTGGACTACAAGACTGGTTCCGCCAAGTACCCGGACAAGAAGCAGCTTGAGCTTATGGCGCTGATGGTGTTCGAGTATTTCCCCGAGGTGACGCAGGTTAAGGCGGCGCTTGCTTTCCTCCTGCACGACGTGGTGGTGAAGGGCAAGTATAATCGTGAGGAAGCAGACAAGCTCTGGCAGCGGTGGGATCAGCGAACGGCGATCCTTGATGCAGCCTTTGAGAACGATAACTGGCCGCCTAACCCCAATGGCCTTTGCCGCAAGTGGTGCCCGGTTGTGACGTGTGAGTTTAACGGGAGGACGTGAAGTGCCTAGAAATCCTCGGGACTACAGCAAAGAGCGTAAGTACGATAGCAAGCCTGAAGTCAAAGCACGCCGGGCCGCGCGTAACCGTGCCCGCTACAAGTTGATGAAGGAAGGCAAGGTGCGCAAGGGCGACGGCAAGGACGTTGACCACAAGAAGCCGCTCAGTAAGGGCGGCAGCACCACAAAGCGCAGCAACCTGCGCGTATCGTCGGCCAAGAAGAACCGATCCTATCCCCGCACCAAGTCCGCTCGGATGAAATAAGTTTCTGATCGGGGGTCGTCTAACGGTAGGACAGCAGACTTTGACTTCGTACTGCAAAGAATGTAATAAAGAGTATCAAAAACTTTATTACAGAAAAAACAAAGAGAGGTTTTATTACAAAAACAAAAACAGAAAGCAAAAGATTAGAGAATACTTATATTCAGTGAAGGAAAATCTTGCATGCAGTTTATGCGGTGAAAATCATATTGCGACGCTAGAGTTTCACCACAAAGACCCGAGTAATAAGTCTTTCAATATCGGCATATCTACGAATAGGATGTGCGCAGTTAAAACCATAGAAAATGAAATAAGTAAATGTGTTGTTTTATGCGCAAACTGCCACAAAAAACTTCATTGGCAAGAGAAGCAGGGTTAAAGGAATCAAATCGGGAGTAGTTTAATTGGTAGAACGCTGGACTTTGAATTCAGAAGTGACTCGGTTCGAATCCGTCCTCCCGAACCACCTCTTGACGCCCCACCCCCGTCGCCGTAATCTGGCCTGCGCCATTCTGTGAAAGCGGAATGTGGGATTTGTTACACCCATCTAATTAGACAACAAGGAACATAGCGTGGAGATCGTTGACAAAAGGTGCTGGTCAACTGGACACTGAACAACACACGCAAACTCGCCAACCTCGGGCTGCGAAAGACACCATCACCCATACTCAGAGACTATGACTGGCCGGGCATCTATAAACCCTATGATCACCAGCGTCAGACAGCTAGTTTCTTAACCGCGAACAGTCGAGCCTTTTGTTTTAGCGAGCAGGGGTGCGTTGACTCGGAGACTGAATACCTGTCGCCGACTGGCTGGAAGAAAATATCTGAGTATGACGGCGGGCAAGTTGCACAGTACCTGCCTGATACAGGAGAAGCTGAGTTTGTAGAACCCGAAGAATATGTAAAGCTGCCGTGCGCCAACATGGTTCGCTTGAAAACTAAATATGGAATTGATCAACTTCTTAGCCCAGAGCACCGCGTACTGGCGGTCGCAAACCGTGGCAAGCATAAGCAAGAAGTTTTACACGCATCAGAAGTGCTTCAGCGCCATGACAACCACCACGCTGGCAAATTTTCCCGCCCACATGCGCCTAAACTGGGCACAGACTCAATAGCTTTTAGCTCCATGGGAATCCCCTGCACTTTCAAAGCGCCTGACGGTGAAGGGCTGGGTCTGTCTCCTGCAGAGCTTAGGTTGCAGGTGGCCGTAATAGCTGACGGGCACTTTGAATCTCAGACTACACGGTGTGTTGTCCGCCTAAAGAAGCAACGCAAAATAGAGCGATTGCGAACTCTGCTAGACAACGCTGATGTCGACTATACGGAGACAGTGCCTGAGTACCCCTCTGCGCCGGGGTTTCATGTGTTTAAGTTCTACGCGCCTATGAGGGCGAAAGTTTTTGATGAGCGGTTTTGGCGGGCGGATCAGACCCAGTTGCAAGCCATCGTTGACGAAGTTCTTCACTGGGACGCTTGCACTACTAGAGGGGCTAGGTTTAGCACTTATGTTAAAGAGTCAGCAGACTTTGTTCAGTACGCTATGGCGGGCACTGGGAGAACAGCGCGCCTATTGACGCGGGGGCGGAGCAGGCGTGGTCGCACGGATTGGGAGGTTGAATACACTGTTCAGATAAGAGACACACCTGTTTTATCTTTACGTAGCTCTCAATCTTCTGTTTGGGAAGAGCCATCGACAGATGGGTTTAAGTATTGTTTCCGTGTGCCCAGCACCTTTTTGATTTTCCGCCGCAATGGGTGCGTGTTTGCATCCGGCAACACAGGCAAAACGGGTGCAGTTATCTGGGCGGCTGACTATTTGATGAGCATAGGTGATGTAAAGCGTGTGCTAATCGTGAGCCCGCTTTCGATCATGCACTCAGCTTGGATTACAGACATATTCAAAATCGCCATGCACCGGACGGCGGCTGTTGCACACGGCACGCAGAAGACACGCAAGAAAGTCATCAACGGCGACTATGAGTTTGTGGTCATCAACTATGACGGCGTGCCAATTATGGAGAAGGAGCTTCAGGGCAAGTTTGATCTGATCGTGGCCGACGAGGCTAACTTCCTTAAAACTGCTACCACCCGGCGTTGGAAAGCATTCAATCGCGTCCTTCAGCCAGAAAACCGTTTGTGGATGTTGACTGGCACGCCCGCTGCGCAGAGCCCAGTGGATGCTTACGGGCTTGCTAAATTGGCTGTTCCGCAGCGGGTGCCTCCTTATTTTACAGCATGGAAAAACCGCGTAATGATTCGCGTTACACAGTTCAAATGGATACCCGCGCCAGACGCGACAAAGATGGTCAGAGCTGCACTGCAACCAGCTATCCGTTACACAAAGGCAGACTGCCTAGACTTGCCCCCTGTGACATACGTCACCCGAGAGATCGACCTGACCGCGCAGCAGAAAAAGTATTACAAGCAGCTTAAAAAACAAATGATGATTGAGGCGGCAGGTGAGAGTATCAGCGCGGTGCATGCAGCGGCTGGGCTGAACAAGCTGCTCCAGATTAGCAGCGGGGCGGTGTACTCAGATGAGGGCGAGGTCATTCAGTTTGATGCCAAGAACCGGCTGGATGAAGTCTCAGAGGTCGTGCAGGAGGCCGCCAACAAAGTAATCGTCTTCGTGCCGTTTAAACATGCCATCGACATAGTGGCTGACAGACTGCGCAAGGACGGGTTCAGCACAGAGATTGTCAACGGCTCGGTGTCGATGAAGGCGCGGACCAAGATATTTAAGGATTTTCAGGAGAGCGAAGACCCGCAGGTGCTGGTCATCCAGCCACAAAGTGCATCGCACGGTGTGACGCTGACCGCTGCTGACACAATCGTCTGGTTCGGCCCAGTTGCATCAGTTGAAACGTGGCTACAAGCAAATGAGCGTATTAACAGGCCGTCACAAGAAAACAAGATGACTGTGATCAAAATATATGGCTCAGAGGTTGAAAAGAAGGTATATGATGCGCTAGAATCCAAAGAAGCTAACCAAAAGACATTGGTTGCATTGTACGAAAACGAAATAAAATCCTAGCCCACTCAACAACTTCGGAGACACAATCATGGATACAGGCAAGCTGGTTGCAGCGTATGTCAAACTCCGCGATGCTCGTGCCGAACTTAAGCACAAGTATGAAGAGGAGGATGGCGCGCTGCGCGAGAAGATGGACAAGATTGAGCACGCGCTGCTCGAACTCACAAAAGAGCACGGGCTAGACAGTATTAAGACGCCGTATGGTACGGCGTCGCGGACTGTCCGCACCCGCTACTGGGCACCCGACTGGGATGCGTTTACGAAGTTTCTGGATGAGCATGGCAGCTACGACCTGCTCGAACGGCGCATCCACCAAGGAAACTTCAAACAGTTTCTGGAGAACAATCCAGATATTCAGCCGCCGGTTAACGCAGACAGCCGGTATTCAATCATGGTTAGACGAGGTAACAAGTCGTGACGGAAGCAGACTTAGAGCTGCTGACGACAAAAGAGGCTGCACAGTTTTTGCGGCTCTCACCGTCAGCGATCCATAAACTCCGAAAGGAGGGCGAACTACCGTTCGTTCAGTTAGGCAAGAAGGTTTTCTTTAAGAAAGAATCTCTTGTCGAGTACGTCAATGATCAGATGCGTGTGTACGAATAAGGAGACCAGTGATGGCTAATGAGATTGGACTTTTTGAAGGCGCTGCTAATGTGCCTGCTCACCTCCAAGGTGGCGAACTTTCTGATACTGCAAAAGCACTCGGTGCTGGCGGTGGTGGTCTCAAGTGGATCAGCATTAAAGGCGGCGTGTTCCGCATGATGGTTGGCAATCAAGAGGTTGCCACAAACGAAGACCGCTCGATGAAGATGGTGGTTGTTGCCTCAGCACCGGGCTACGCACGGACCTACTACGCTGACTCTTATAAAGAGGGCGTCAAGGCACTGCCCGCTTGCTGGTCGGATGACGGAAACGCACCGTCGCCCAACGTGCCTGAGCCTCAGTCCAACCTGTGTGCATCCTGCCCGCAGAACGTGAAAGGCTCTGGTGCCAGCGGTGGTCGTGCTTGCCGGTACTCTGCTCGCCTTGCTGTTGTTCTGGAGGGTGACATGAGCGGTGATGTTTACGGGCTGAACATCCCGGCGACCTCGATCTTCGGTGACGCTGACAGTGAGCATTACCTCTCGCTTCAGGAGTACGTCAAAAAGCTAGCCGGGTTTGGCTACGATGTAGTCAAAGTCGTGACGGAGATGAAGTTCGACACCAAGTCTCCGGTGCCTAAGCTGATGTTCCGTGCGGTTCGCCCGCTTGATGAGAATGAGTGGGAGAAGGTTAAGAAGCAGTCAGATAGTCAGGAGGCAAAGACCCATACGGGTGAGCGTAAGTTCGAGCGCAATGACGAAGAAGATCAGGCACAGCCTGTAGCCCCGCCCAAGCCCAAGACCGCTAAGAAAGCACCTGCTAAGCAGGAGGCGGACGACGAGGCGGAAGAGGTCGAGGAGCCAAAAAAGGTTTCTAAGAAAAAGGAGCCTGAGCCCGAGACCGACGACATCTCGGATATTCTCGATGAGTGGGGTGATGAGGAAGACTGATGTTGTACGGACGTTTAACGTACAAAGAATTGCAGTGGTTGGTGGAAGAAGCTCTGCGAAAGAATCAAGGCGATCTAGTTGAACTCGAAAGAGATTTGGCTGAACAGCTTGCCGACTCTATGGGTGCGCTGGTAGCTTTGATAGACGCTGAGGCGGAAGCCCAAAAGCATAACCGCTCGCATGTACAGTCTGACTTACTCGAAGAGTAGGCAAAAAGTAAGGGGGCGGCGATGCCGCCCCCACATAACAACGCCGGAAGCATCGAATGAGATCACTAGAGACATTTCTCGATGCTGTGCTTCCTGATAGTGGAATCTATTGCGTTGTTGGCATTCAAAGTGACAACAAGGTCAGGCAGCAGTTCGTCGATACAAAAGACGACGTTGCGGAGAGAGCAGGCGACCTCGTTGAGCAGGAAGTCAACGCATATTTCGCAGTAGCCTCATTCAGAGAAGGCAGCGACAAACGGACACAAGACAATGCGGCGTGGATGAAGGCGTTCTGGCTCGACCTCGATTGTGGGCCGGGCAAAGAGTACGCCTCACAGGATGATGCTTTAGCCGCGTTGCCTGACTTTATTCACAGAGCCAACCTGCCTCAGCCTTTACTGGTCAATTCTGGTAACGGAGTGCATGTTTACTGGCCACTTCATGAGCAGATAGACAGCGAAAGCTGGCTGCGGATTGCTGGCAAACTCAAAGCAGCATGCCGCCTGCTTGGCTTAGAAGCAGACCCGGCAGTCACAGCGGACTCTGCGCGCATACTGCGCATACCCAGCACGGTCAACTTCAAAGACCCGGAAAATCCTAAGACCGTGCATATCATGGGGGATCAGTATGAGGTCACAACCGCTGATGACATTGAAGAAAACCTCGACGCGCTCGACCTGCCACACGAGGAGCCGCTATCAAAGCGCGAGCATGGCGAGCTTAGCGAGACTGCCAAGGCGCTGATTGGCGCTCGCACTTCAAAGTTCAAAAAGATTGTGCGGCGCAGCCTCAAAGAGAGCGGCTGTAACGCGATCAAGCACATTGTGACTAACCAAGATGGGCTGGAGGAGCCGTTGTGGCGTGCCGGTCTGTCTATTGCATGGGCGTGCGAGGACGCGGATGAAGCCATCCACCTCATGTCCAAAAAGCATTCAGGCTATGACCCGCAGGCCACGCTTGAGAAGGCCAAGCAGACAAAAGGACCATACACCTGCGAGACGATTGGCGAGTTGATGCCGAGCCTGTGCGAGGGCTGCCCGCACAAAGGCAAGATTAGTAGCCCGATTCAGCTTGGCAGTGAAGTCAAACGCGATGACTCTGGCATGTTTTTGTTTGATGAGCAGCCGGGCTCTGACTCTGACTCCGAAGAAGCACCCGAGAAGCCGCAGAAGGATCAATCTGTGCAGGGTTTTCGCCCACCCTTTCCTTACTTCCGTGCTGAGGGTGGTGGTGTGTACCGACAGGAGGGCAGCGGCGATGAAGCGCAGGAGATCAAGGTCTACGAATACGACCTGTACCCCATAAAGCGTGTGTTCGACCCTAACGACGGCGAGTCTATTGTTTTTCGCCTGCACCTGCCCCAAGACGGAGTTAAAGAGTTTACTGTACCGCTTAAACGGCTGATGGCGGGCGATCAGTTCAGAGAAACTTTTGGCGGCGAGGGCGTCGCTGCCACGCAAGCGCAGATGAAAGAGATCATGAACTACACAATCAAATTCACCAAAGAACTACAAAAGCTGCAGCAGGCACACGAAGCGCAGCTACAGTTTGGCTGGACCATAGATCGCGACAAATTCATTGTTGGCAACCGAGCCTACACCCGAGACGGTAGCTACGAACACAACCCGGCATCCAGCACGACGGCTGATCTAATTAGACATTTTGAACCGCAAGGTGATTTGCGAGAGTGGAAGGCCGCCTTCAACGTGTTTGCTCGCGAAGGTATGGAGCCGCTGCAGCTCACTGCTGGAGTGGGGTTTGCCGCCCCGTTGATGCCATTCACTGGCCTGTCGGGTGCGACGATTAACTTGATAAGCAACGAGTCAGGCACTGGTAAATCTACAGCAGGCTATCTAGCCATGAGTATCTTTGGCGACCCCAAAGGCACGGCACTAATTGCAGAAGACACGCATCTTGCCAAGATGCACCGCATCGGTGTGATGAACAATCTGCCTGTCATGTCAGATGAGATGACGAATCTCGCACCCGATTTGCTCTCGAACATGATCTACGCCGTATCGCAGGGACGTGCTCGGCATCGCATGGAGCGTGACGTAAACCGAGAGCGTAAAAATATCAGCTCATGGAAGACCATTCTGCTGACAAACTCCAATGCGTCGATGATGAGCAAACTGGCTAAGGCCAAAGCACGGCCAGACGGCGAGATGATGCGGCTGCTAGAGATGCACGTCAGCCGGGTTTATGTCGAGGGGGCAGACATTCTCTTCGACAAAATCAACGACCACTTTGGCCTTGCTGGTGAGGTATACATTCCGTGGCTGGTCAAAAACCGCGACGAGATTCCCAAGCTGTATGACAAGCAAAAAGAGATTATTTACAACAAAATTGGCAAGCGCATGGAAGAGCGGTTCTGGGTGAGCACCATGGCCGCCGACTTAGTCGGCCTACGCATTGCACAAAAGCTTGGGTTGCACGACTACGATCTTGTGCATCTGGAGCGTTGGGTGTGTGACTATATTGTCAGTCTGCGCGGTGAAGTGAAGTCTGAAGTTGTGCTGGCCGATGATCTTGTCGGCGAGTTTTTGATGGACCACTCCAACAGCATCCTCGCAGTTGGCAACCGTATCAACCCGCGCAGCGGCGACAACATCTGGATGCCGTCTCGCTCTGCCAAGCTGGTGGCTCGGTTTGAGTTGGATGAAAATCGCATGTACATCGCCAAAAAAGCGTTTCGTGAATACTGCGTGGATAGGCAGTTTACAGAGTCAGAAGCTCTGCGACAGGCATCCGACGA